ACCTTAGCAAGAGTAAATGCATTGGCAATAACAACCGTTGGTACAATTACAAGTGGTACATGGAATGGTACCGCAATTGCAAATGCCAATTTAGCAAACTCATCGTTCCATGTTGGAACAACATCAATATCATTGGGTAGAGCATCAGCATCGCAAACATTAACGGGTGTATCGATTGATGGTAATGCCTCTACAGCATCTGCTTTAAGTGGAGGTGGAACAGTAACTACCGCCCCAACAACAAATCAATTGTTTTATACTGGACAAATTAGCACAGGTACAAGTGGATTATTTGCTGCAACCGATAATTCAAACTCAATTATAACTTTAAATAGACATTCAGGAGCATATGATAGTCAGTTAGGATTTAGTTCTAATGGTAATCTTTACTATAGAAGTTTTTCGGCCACAGCAATCAATACATCACAGGCATGGAAAACATTAATTGATTCAGGTAACATTGGTTCACAAACAGTATCAAACGTATCTGGAACGGTTGCAATTGCTAATGGTGGAACAGCAGCAACAGACGCAGCAACAGCAAGAACAAATTTAGGTTTAGCAATTGGTACAAACGTTTTAGCATATAGAACATTTGGAACAGCAGCAAATAGTGCAACAGGAGATTTTGCAACGGCAGCACAAGGAACAACCGCAGATGCTGCATTAGCTAGATCGGGTGGAACCATGACGGGTAACTTATTATTCTCTAACAAGGGTATTAATATGAAGAGAGATAGTGGTGCAGGTACTGGTATATCATGGTATTCTACAAGTTATTCATCATGGTGTGATTATATGTCACCAGCAGCGGCCACAGGTTGTGGTCCTAATGCAAACATCACAGCACCATCAGGAACTTATGTTACTATATGGGGATTGAGACGGTTCATTGAAGATGCTGCCGGATATGGATGGACTTGGGAATCAGGTACTGCAACTCAAGTAACACCAACTATTAAAGCAGAATTAAGGGCATCTGATGGTTTATTCAGTACCGCAGGTGCAATATACTCAGCAGGTAGTTTAGTAAAAACTTCAGCTAACTCATCATATTCAACATCATTTAGTAGTGTTTCATCAGTAACAGTTACACATAGTTTAGGAACAAAAGATGTGGCGGTATTTGTTTATGATAGTTCGGATAATATGTTCTGGCCATCATCAATCGTTACAACAAGTACAAGTGTTGTTACAATAACTTTTGCATCTTCTAGGTCAGGTAGGGTTGTAGTTGTAAGATAAAATACGTATATTATAGAATATGTTAAGAGAGAATGTAATAGTAAGTGGTTCATTAACGACTGGAGGTTCAACAGGACAATTAATTGTTCCTGCTGGTGATAGAAGTGGTAGACCCGCTACACCTGATACAGGTTCATTATATTTGGAAACATCATCAAGTGGTAGTGTTATCTTGGTCTATAATGGTATCAATAACATTGATGCGGGATGGGAACCAATTGGTTCTCAAGATGATTCAAGAGTTGCTTTCAAATATAGAACAATTATTACAACATCATATACTGCGGGTGGATATAAAGATGCATCACCATGGAAAACGGTACAAAGAACAATCAACGCCACAGACCAAACGGTTAGTGTTGGTGATTTAATGGATTATCCGTCATCATATTCTTCAGGTGGTTGTAGTGATACAAAATTATTTATGTGGTCGGTTAACACCGATGACTTATGGAAATCCGCAACTATGGTTCATTCAACATATACAACCGGTATTAATATGGTTAATGAAACTGCATATGCACACCAAACAAAATGGGATTTGGCAAATGCCAGAGACCAAATGGGTACATTATTCCAAGAAACATTATTTGCTTGGATATTTGGTGGATCAGTTGCGGCGGTTGAAAAATTCAATTTTGTTAATGAGACAATGTACCTTAACTTATACAATGCGTACACTAGCACCAATGCAATGAACTCATCAATAACCAGTTCATTAGGTTGTGCGGGATTTTCAGATGAAAATTATGGATATGGTTATGGTTCTGAAAGTGGAATGAAATTATTCTTTGCAACAGATACTATGAACATTAAACAACAATGGGGTGCGAGTGGCCAACAAAAAGGAATTAGTTCTAAAGTTGGTAAAGGATATGCGGGTAATGAAGGAACATATAATGGAGGTTATAATTTAAGAAGATGGGATTATGCAACTGAAACAAATTTAGGTAACGTAGCTAAACCCTATCCAAATTGTGGAGAAGAAAATTTCACAATGGGACAAGACCATCAATATATGATTGGAAATTATGATGGTTTACAAAATAATGGTAGTTGGAAATTCTATTATGGAACGGATACTGGTACATCGAGTGTTTCTGGGTTAAACCCAACAACACATGGTGGAATGTCATCAGGTCATTGTGGATGGAGAGCATAAAAGAAAATATTTATAAGATATGATATACGAAAATATGGAAATAAGTGGTTCTTTGAGAGCGGCACAAATTATTGCTGGACCAAAGAACACAAGAGCTAATAGACCAACAAGTCCCGCAATTGGGTCACTATTTTTAGAGACAGCATCGAGCGGTAGTTACATGATGGTATACACCGCAATTTCAAATAACGACGATGGGTGGGAAAGAATTTCGTCACAACAAAGTGCGAATACATCATTTAAATATAGACAAATAATTGCCTATAGTTATTTGGCTGGTGGTTATAAAGATTCATCACCATGGAGAAATGTTCATAGAACAATTAACGCAACAGATCAAACAACACATTTGGGTACATTACTTGATTATCCAGCAAACTACACAAAGGGTGCATGTAGTAAAACTATTTTATTTGTGTTCTCAGCAAATACTGACAATGCTCATAAAGGTCCCTCCGATGTACACGGTACACACACATCCGCAATTAATATGTCAAATGAAACACAATACGCAAATCAGACTAAATTTAATTTATTAAATGCTAGATCTGACCTTGCTGTTATGTGGAAAGAAACGGAATTTGCTTGGGTAGTCGCGGGTGGCCAAACAAGTGTTGAGAAGTTTAATTTATCTAATGAGGCCATAGTTACTGGTTATAATTTATCCAGTTTTACTTCCGCTGAAGGTGCGGGAGCATTCTCTGATGAAAATTATGGATATGCTTTCAATTCGGGTAATGGTGTTAAATTTAATTTTTCAACCGAAACATTTACAAATGGTTCATTATGGAGTGCACACGGACAACAAAAAGGTATTAGTTCCAAAGTAGGTAAAGGCTATGCTGGTAATGAAGGTTCATACAACGGTGGTTATAACTTAAGAAGATGGACGTTATCTAATGATACTAACATCGGTACGGTTGTCAAACCACATCCTAATTGTGGAGAAGAAAACTTTACTATGGGTCAAGATTGGCAATATATGTTGGGGGTTTATGATGGTACGGGTCAAACAAATAACAGTTGGAAATTTTATTATGCAACTGATAGTGGTTCCAATAGTGTATCAGGATTAAATCCTGGTGTTAATGCGGGAACATCTTCAGGTGTAAATGGATGGAGAGGATAGTTGACATTATCAAAAATTTTATTTATATTTAAATAAATTAAAAACATTATGGACAAAAAATTTGAATACAAAAGAGCGTCAGATACGTTAAATGAAGAAGATAGAAAACTATTGGATATAGCTGAAGGATTAAGTTTTGCTCTACCAAAATACAAGGCGGAAAACTTTGTTGGAGGAGCGCAAATAACCCCATATGCTAAGTTAAGACAATGGTTAATGGAGTTAAGATCACGAGAAGACGCAGCAGAGCATATTGAATATCTTCTTAGGAAGAAAGAAATTGAAGTTGAATTAGAACACGAGAAAATGGAATTCTTAACTGAACCATTAAGAAAGGAATTAGTTGAGTTGGGTATTAAGGATATGCACATTGACTTAAGAAAATACCAAAGAAATTTAAAGGACGCATACAGAGAAAGACAAATTTTTATTGATTTGATAAAAGATTTCTTGGTAAGTGACGATAGTAAAATGCCAGATGGTAGGTCTCTTATGGAAGTATTTAATAATCAACTACTTGAGGATAAATACGAGAAAGATTATTGGAGTGTTCGTATGGCTAAACAAGCTATGTTGGATATGATATCTTATGGTAGGGTTGGTACTGGTAATTTAGATTCAATACTAATGATGTCACCTGAACAACAAAAAGAAGTTATGGCGTTAGCGTCAACATATACTGTTGCTATAGATAGAAACATCACCACGTTAATG